CTATTGTATACCCGCCGCCGATAGTTCCGTTGAGTGTTCCCCGACGGGTTGGTCTTTATATGGTATTATTAAAATATATAGTTATCGGGAAATGAGTGGGATATCGGGAAATAGGTGGGATATCGACAAATGAGTTATTCCCTGTGCGAAAGGTTCTTGAAAGAGTCCCTGTGCGAAAGGTTCTTGAAAGAGTCCCTGTGCGAAAGGTATTCGAAAAGTCCTGGTGCGAAAGGTATTCGAAAAGTCCTGGTGCGAAAGGTGGTTGACCAGGCCCTGATGCGAAAGGTGGTTGAAAATGTCCTATATAAAAAGGTATTAAAAAAGAATCTCTAACTATATATAATAAAATGACGTGTTCAATTTGCCACGAAATAAACCATAATGCGAATGACTGCAATAGTCCTTTAATCCTTAATACATTTTCTACAATATCTAACATCTTTATTAAAGACCTCCGCTCCTACACCGACCGCATTTTCATTGAACATTGTCCAAACGTTTCCAATGTTTCCAAAAAACTTCACACTAAACTAAAATCCTCGTCGAAAACCATTCCAAAATCTCTATGGCATCGCATCTCCAAAAATATTATCGATTCCATTGAGATAAACCTTCCTTTCTTCTCTTCATTTAAAGAAGACTCTGTTTCGCATTGCATTATTTATCTTCTTCATAAATTTAAATGTGCCAATAAATTCATTCGACGCGCCAGCTATAAACACTTCTTCCTCAAACTTCTCAAACTTCTGTTTCGCTTCTATTCCAACATGGCCCCTCAATTATATTTAGATACCATTTCTGACGTCGCCGTTCAACCCCCCCCTCCCGTTCACCTTCGCTACACCGCTATTTCTCTTCTCGCCCATCGCAATAATACACACCGCCCCCGCCTCATCAATCCTATCCGCAACACTTATCGCAATTTTCCCCACCGATTCGGCTTTCCCGGTTCTGCCCATACCACCGATTCGCCTCGCTCCTCCCATTTATTTCCTCGCACCCCCCTCAATATTATTCATCGCCCCACCTATTCTGAAGACTCTCTCGATAACTCTATATTCGATTCCTTCCGCCAACTTGAACTCGATGACTCCTACATCAATCTCGCACTTTCTGAATCCCTCCGCACCCTGGAATCCGAAAACTCCGCCCGCGAAGAATTCGCCCGCACCGAACTTAAATCTCGCATTCAGTTCTTTATGCACCCCATAACCTCCTCTTTCAAAAATAACTCCTGTTCCGTCTGTATCGAAGATATCACACCCCAACACTCCGTCGGTCTCAATTGCCTCCATGCCTTTTGCACCTCCTGTCTCGACGGCGTCATTAACCAGAGTAAAGGCGTTTGCCCCATGTGTAGAGACCCTATCACCACAATTCTATTTAAACCAGACATCCACCCCGACTCCTTTAACTCCCTCGCCCGCGCTATATACACCTAATTCTACCTATATCTCACTTATCCAGAAATGAGTGAGATATCCAGAAATGACTCGGATATCCTCTTTTCAGTCATTCATTTCGAGAACATTCCAGCCCCCCTTCAAAATTTCCGAAATTGCTTAAACTTGATTCCTCCTTTCGAGTTTTATTTTTTATATCAGTTATCATTTTATTATGTCAGTTCTCGTTGAAACTATCTTGATTGTCAGCTTTTTCATGCTTGTCATGGCTCGCGAGTATTATCGCCTATATACCGAGGATTAACCTTCTATTTTTATTATATTCCTTTTATACGTTCTCTATCTCCCTCTTACTTTCTATAAAAATACGTAAAATTGACTATTTTTTATTCCGTGTTCTCAATGTATCAAATTAAAAACCTATTCAAAAGTTTTAAATACAATGTCTACACATACTACTCCCGTCGCTTCCCCCGTCGAGAATATCGCTCCTCCCGCTCCCAAGAAGAGAGGCAGAAAACCCAAGGACCCCAATGCTGAACCCAAGCCTAAAAAAACTACTACTAAAAAGTCTACTACTAAAAAGTCTACAAAAATTATTGAAAAGACCTCTGGCGAAGAACCTGCAGAAAAGACCTCTGGTGAAGAACCTGCTGTAAAGACCTCTGGTGAAGAACCTGCCGAAAAGACCTCTGATGAAGAACCTGCCGAAAAGACCTCTGATGAAGAACCTGCGGTAAAGACCTCTGATGAAGAACCTGCCGAAAAGACCTCTGATGAAGAACCTGCGGTAAAGACCTCTGATGAAGAACCTGCGGTAAAGACCTCTGATGAAGAACCTGCCGAAAAGACATCTGATGAAGAACCAGCGGTAAAGACCTCTGATGAAGAACCTGCCGAAAAGACATCTGATGAAGAACCTGTGGTAAAGACCTCTGATGAAGAACCTGCGGTAAAGACCTCTGATGAAGAACCTTCCGAAAAGACCTCTGGCGAAGAACCTTCCGTTAAACCTACCAAATCTAAACCCCTCTCCGCCAAGCATGCCAAATTTATCCATTTCTCTTTCTTTCTACTTGAACACCTAAACCACCAAGGTCTTAATATTGACACCGACCTTTTCTATAATGCTGCTCATATCTTTGACACCCCAGACAACCAAACTTCTTTCGTTGACAACTTTATTAATTCTTCAAAAACCACCGCCAACCGCATTAAGCTATTACTTAAATCTAAATCTAAACCTAAACCTAAACCTAAACCTAAATCTAACAATGACATCGTTAACCACCTTGTCGACCTTGCACAAAATAACCGACTCGAACACGAACTACTTGTTTCCGAGTTTATTCATAAGAATACTCAATACCTCATTGATAATGACCATAATGTTTATCACTTCACTAACCACCTTTGCATCGGCAAACTTCACAACAACAACATCATTCTTCATTAATATACACCGACCTAACGACCATTATTTATTACCTATTTATAAAAACCTGAAATAAAATTGATTAAAATAATTATAATAAAATAATAGTATAATTATTTTTAATAACAATATAAAATGGTAAAGAATCTCAAAGGTGGAACTGGAACAAAGGGACTTGCTCGTAAACATCAAAAATCCAACGGGAATGGTCATGTACGTGTGCCAGAATGTGAAGGCGAAGTATTTGCATATGTTTCAAGTATGTTAGGGAACGGAATGTGCGAAATCTATCGCAATAGTAAAGATAGATTAATCGGACATATTAGAAATAAATTTCGCGGAAGACAAAAACGACACAACACAATTATGCGAGGTATGATTGTTTTAATCGGTCTTCGTGAATGGGAAAACCCCGCAAAAAATTGTGATATATTAACAATATACGAAGACAACGACATCAAACAATTAAAAAATAATCCAAATATAAATATACAAGACGCACTTGATATGCAAGCATCAAATCGGATTGATGCATCAAATGAAAAATACACCGGAGATGACCTAATTTTTGATAATAATGATGAAGATAATGAATATGAAAATAATATTAAAACTAAAAATGCTGCAGAATTTGTGCTCAATTATAAAGAAAACATTGAGTTAGACGATATTTAAATTAAAGTTGATTAATATCTATAACCTTATCCATATATGGTAATATAGCTTTATCGTGTGTAATTACTATAAGTGTTTTTTTATCGGTTTCCTTTAATATCATTTCCATTGCATTACTAATGGTATTCTTGTCTAATCCAGCAATAGGTTCATCTAATATAATTATTTCTCCTTTTTTCAATATTCCTCGCATTAACATGGTAATCTTTTGCATACCACCAGATAGGTTGCCTCCATGTAAACCAGCATTTGCATGAACACCATCTGGAATATCAGAGAAAACAATATCTAATTTATACTTTTTCAACTTTTCTATAATCTCTTCTTCTGTAATATCATTACCATATTTCATATTATACAAAATGCTTTCTTCAAACAATTGCGTTTTTTGATTTACATAATTAATATGTTCTCTCAAGTTATCAATATCAATACTATTTATATCAACTCCGTCCACTAATACTTGGCCTTCTTCTGGTTTGTATAACCCAACCAACATTTTCATTAAAGTAGATTTACCAGAGCCAGAACGTCCCATTAATCCAATACTCTTTCCTCCTTGTATTTTTAGATTTAATCCATCATATAAAACTTCATCTGATTCCTTATCATAACGGAATACAATATCTTTAAATTCAATATCTCCTTTTGTAATAACATCTTTTTTTACTCGTTTGCTATTATCTACATTTATTTCCTTTAAAAATGGTTCAGCAGAATCGATTATACCTAATTTATAGACAATTTGATGGATATACCCAGTGCTTAAATCAAATAAATCACTTAATATATTTCCTAAAATCAGAATATATGCTATCATTTTTGCCGAAGAAACCTTTTTTCCAGTTAAATATGTATATAATATAAATAATGCAATAAAATAAGTAATTGTAGAAATAGCATTAAATGAAGTAATAATCCAATTTTGTATTTTCATAATATAAACCATAAGTTCTTTTCCTTTATCTTCATCCTTATGGTTATCTTTGATATCACTTTCAGATTCATTATTGATATAAATATTCATTAAATTATCTAAACTGTCTTGAATTCCTTGATTTACAGTTTCATTCATAAAGTTCTCTCTTTCTGATACTAATTTAATTAAATATTTACCACCAAAATATAATATTGTCATACCTATTATTAGTCCTAATATGAGAACCTTACCTAATGTATAATCACTATAAGCAATATATAAGATAGATGCAAACATAGAAAAGAATGTAGGTATAATATGTCCAATTGAATTGGCAAATAAATCTTTTGCATTTCTCATTAATTCCAACATTCGTGATAAATATACTCCGGTTTTCATATCAGTGTAATTTTCCTTAAATGCATTAATAGTTTTCTCATACAAGATTTTTCTAACATGATTCATAAAACCTGGCACTAAAGTGCTTTCCATGTGATGTTTTATACCATAAGCAACAATAATAATACTCCATGTTGCAAATATAGATAGTAATGCACCAGATAAATTCATACTTTTAAAATTATTATAAAAATCGAAAAAATCTTCATTTGTATATGCCTTAATCTTATCAAATAATACACCATATATTCGTGGCAATACGATTGATTCCACGGGAAAACAAAAGAAAATTACAAAAACATATATTATTAATGATAGTGCATTTTCTTTAATAAAATCATATGCAAATATTTCATAAAAGTTCATATGTCCTAATATAATATCTAAATATAATATTATATTAAAATTAATTATAATTCGCCATACAAGAGAATCGAACTCAAGTTTCTCTCCCACAATTAGAGATACTCGCAGCCAGCTATGGCATATAAATAATAATATTTATATACCAAATATGTAAAAATGAAAAATGTTGAACTACCATTCGTCGTATTATATTTATTAAACTTCTGGATAACTACCCTGCATTAACATACCACATTGTCCATTTCCGTTGTTATATTGTTTTCCACGTCCTAATTTAATATATCCTTTATCGCCCCAAGTAGGACCCCATGAATTTTTTACCAAGTAATAATCATCTCCATCATCACTACCATAACCAACTGCCAATACACCATGGTCTAATTGTGTTCCACAATCACCAGTAAATACTCCAGATTTATATAATTGGAAATCTTTCTGGTCTGCTTGTATAGCAATTGAAACTGGTTGTTGAGATAAAGCAGTCATCATTTCATCGTCTGAACTTGCTGAAACATCAACGAATTCCACAATTTCACTACCCGCAATATTAGTGCAACTTGTTTGACAAGTTCCCGCAGTTTTTGTATCTCCAGATACATATGGATAATCGTTCTCGCTACATAACCCTTTATTATGTTCAATCCAATTAAATGCATTATCCATTAATCCACCATTACATCCCATATCCTTTCCACCATTTTTGCGAGTATCGCAATCAACCAATTGTTGTTCAGAAAAAGAATCCAATACGCCATTTTTAACAAAAAATGCTCCTTCCAATGCACCCGTTGTGGAAAAACTCCAACAAGAACCACATTGACCTTGATTCTTAACTGGAGTAACTGCACCGTTATCCACCCAATTAATCGAAGAGGGAACCTCAAAATTATCATTATTTATACATTCTAAAATTTCTTCAGTAGTGTCTCCTATAGAGATAGTTTTCAAAGCCTTTAACGCATGCATAATGCAACCCGCGTTTTTAATATCTTTACGATTAATCATATTTAATGAATATGGTTGTTCTTCCATAGGAAGTAATCCCATATAATTACTAAATTCGTCTTGATTCATACCAGAAAGATGGTTATGACCTAATGAATATGTCATATTCTGTGCATTTACAGTTTCAATATATTTATCATTTTCAACCCAATTAATAAATACATGCTGTCTATGCTCTACGTCATTAAAAATCTGTTTGTATTCTGCAACCCATCTATCAAAACGTTCAACAAAACCGCCACTTACTAATAATGGCAACAATACTAATAAATAAAAAATCATATCTATTATATATTATACTAAACAAAAAGTGTCTAAATCTTTTATATATATATTTATATTGATAATTGCAACTTTATTTTCTTTTTCACTTTATCCTCACCTTCAAATAAATATAATTTGAAATTATTATGACTATATTCTTCTAATTCAAAATGAGTAGTAATTCTTGATATTAACTTTAAACCTTCCAAATAAACTGTATAATTAAACGAGCCGTTATTGCGTTTAACTTTATCAAACACAACACCCTTATGTATTAAATCTAAATAATCTGGATTATGAATACAATTGTATAATAAATTACAATCGGTTTGTAATTTTTTAATTGAACGCATAGATGTATTTAAATAGTCCAATCGACAAATCCATTCATTTAAGAACTGTTTTGCACCTAAACTTATTTCATTTACTATATTAAATTGTTCAAACATTATTATTTGGTTTAACAAATCAACTAACCGGCGAATAGGACTGGTGAAGTGAATATACGGTTTTAAACTATTAGAATTCTTTTTATGTAAAATAGCCATGGAAGACATATCAACTAATTGATGATTTATAATAGCACCATCTCTATAATGAATATAATGACCCGAAATATTATTCCAATGTTTTATAACCAGAATAGTTTCATCACTTAATGACGCATCTTTAATTTCAACTTCATTTTCGGTATTCATTATTACAGAACGAAATATGCCTACTTTATTATTTAACATATGTATTCCAGTGCTTGCATTCATTGCTATCATCCAATATGCGATTAATTCATGACTATTGTTCACATTTTTATCCATTAATTTGGTTGCTGCCATCAATTTACAATAAACACTTTCATTAAATAATGCTTTTTCTTCATAACTATAATTCTTATGAACATTTATCAACACATTTTTATAGGTTATTCCAAGTTCATCTATGAAATTGCCCTCCATATCAATATTAATATCCATTGCAAAAGCAAATCGTAATTGATTCTCTTGAAGACTACATAATGTATCGGATAATATTGTAGGTAGCATTGGACGTTTTCTATCTGGTAAATATATAGTAGATACCCTATGACTAAACGTTTTCCATAATTCTAATGTTTCTAACCATAAAAACACATTTGCTATATATATAGTAATGCACCAACCAATTTGTCCTTTATTACTAATAATCGGTTCAATACCCAACGCATCATCAAAATCCACACTCTTCGGCGAATCAATAGTTATTATTCGTTGTCGTTTACGATTTTCAATATTATAATTAGGGTTTTTTAATATTTCCTCAACGTAAACATCATGAGGCACCTTGTTTAATATTTTTTTAGTAGTATTTGTGAATTCGGTTAATGATATATGTAAACTTTTACAATATAACTGATATTCATAAAACACATCTAAATCATTAACATTACCCAAGGTATTTACTAATCTACCTTCGGGTTGCCTATTTGTCCAATTATCAAATCGAAATACCACATATTTATTATATAATTTTTTATTGAACTCTAACTTAATATCAAAAGGAACCAGAAATATCGGTAAATATTTATCATCAGG